CCTGTACTGCCATAATAGAAAGTCTTCTTCCGTCCCAGTATAGCCTAGATTGAGCCATGATTGGTATGCACTATGTCCTGGGTCTCCTTTTGGTCCTGGGTCTCCTTTTGGTCCTGGAATTCCTTGTGGACCATCAAAACCCCTAGGTCCTCTTTCACCTTTTTCACCTGGGTCTCCTTTAGGTCCTTTAGGACCTTCTGGACCAGGGTTCCCAGTCTCACCTTTGTCACCTTTAATGCCTGCTGGTTTATTAAAAGTTTTTACTGTGCCATCTGAAAGAAACACATCAAAGGTATCTATATTGTCTTCTAATTTAACAATGCCTACACCTTGCTCTCCTGGGTCTCCTTTTGGTCCTGGGATTCCTTGTGGACCTTCTTCATACCTTATTTCAGGATTTATATTTACAGGAGTATTATAACTTTGAAAGTTATAATCAAAACCAAACGGGTTTGCTACCGAACCTGCGTTCTCATCTTTTAACCATTCATTTGCAGGACGATAATCTCTTTCCATTCTGAACAAAGCAGCTCGATACATCTCTTGGTACATGGGTGCTGCGTTCACGCCTTCTTCATCTGTTATATAGAAATAGAAAGCTGCTCCGACACAAACAACACTTCTAATATACATGTCTGGAAAGAAGTTGTAGTCAGGGTAGTCTGGATGTGTATTAGGGTCGAATTCTGAAAAGGCAGGATATACAGTATTTAGTTTGTCATTTATTTCATCAATCGTCTGGTCCAGAAACGGAATCATTTGATTGAGGGTTAATAGTTCTCCTGCTAAGTTTGAATTAACAAGAGATACTATGTTTGTTAGTTGCATAGTTTTCCTCCTTATGTTGTTGATAGTATTCTCCTTTTGTCTGTTATATTAGCTGCTTCTATTGCTGTTGCGTTAGCTGCTACTGCTATTTCTGCTATTAGCGTACCATTCAACGGGAGGTCTGGAGCTGTAGGTTCTGCTGCTGGAGTTCCTGGATAATAACTAACTGTGTAGGCACCATTAAGGTATATAATATCTATCCTGGGGTTTTCAGTGTCTGCTTCTATAACTGCTATAATATCATCTGCGACAAAATGTCTATAGCCATACACATCGTATATTACCCCATTTGACACATTAACAGACATATCAGGAACTTCTTTGGCGGTTACTGTTAATCCTGAGAGTACCCCATAATCAGTCTTTTCTTTCATTATAAGCAGTAGACATAAACTCTGCTTGAGTACAAGTAAATTCTTGTCTTCTTGTAAACATTATAACCTCCTTAAATAAGTGCCAATGTAGGTTGTTGTAACACTAATGCACTGTTCATAGTTTCTAATGTTGGGGCTTTTTGTAACACCGTCACGTCATTACTATGCTGCAAATCTTCAACTGCTTGAATTGTGGCCCCAAGCCTAACATAAATGTCTTCTTCTACAAGTGCCTTTAATGCATTACCTTCTGCTATAAATTCATTTAACATTCGTAATATTTTTTTATCCATTTCTGTTTCTTGGTCTGGCATATCATACTCTCTTACAGGTGCTATCTTTGGAGCTGTTGAATTAGGAATTTTATTTTCTAAAAATCTCATATCTACCTCCTTAAAATAAAAACTGGGTACTCCCCCGTTTAGAATAATTTTATTTCACCTGCTGATGTTTCATAATTTTCATGAACATTAGACATCTTGTGTTGACGATTTAATTTATTATCCACACACAGTCTACGTCTTGTTATCTCATCAGCAAAAGTTTTGGGGACGTATTGAGTTGAACCGTCTACTTTGAAAAATATTGCTATGCCGTTTATTGTTACGGGCATTACATTGCCGAATTCGTTACGATACTGAGGTGATAAATATACTGGCACCTTTTCCTCATTCATATAAACTGCATGTAGTTCTTTCTTGCGTTTTTGTGCATTAATTAAATCTTGTGATGCTTTTTGAAATATGTTTTTGTCAACAGGAGCCTGCCTGTCCACAGGCTCCGTTTTATTTATTTTCGTAGCCATCTAATCTCCTCCAAGTTATACTAAATTAACTTGAGATGGTATACAGATGTAGTCAGTAACAGCTTCAGGTCTTACACAGCCGAAACCAACTGAGTTGATTTTAAATCCGATTGATTGCCTTTGGTCAATAGGGTCAAGTACTCCAGCAGAGCCTTTCTGCTTAACGTACATTTTAGCTTGCCCTTCACCAGATAAACCTGTTCTTAATAGAGCATCTTTACCTACGATTAAAATGTGCTGTGCTTTAAGTTCCATCCATGGATTGGCTTCTGCATTTTTAGCTTCGTTAAATCCATCTAAGTCCCAAACTTGCTGCCCAGGAACATAGGAAGCATCTTGTCCAGTTCTTGAATCTTTTACATAACCATCTACTTCAGTAACTTTTATTGTGTTAGTAGCTCCATCGTTAGCTTCACCCTTTTTTACAGTTAGATACTCATAAGCATCATCTACAATTCTATAAAGTCTCATACACTCTGTATTATCTTTGATGAACTTAGAGTCTGTAGGAACTAATAATGTTTCGTAAAATTCCATGTCGAACATAGGAACTAACTTAGAGTTATCATACATTGTCTTAGTAGTGTTATTGATAGTCATGTATTTTTCAACAACAGGGTCTGAAATCATATCGAAATAGAATTCAGGAGATGCTATAACATGGTACTTACCGTTTGTACGAGGCTTAACCAAAGCTTTCTTCATTGCAAGAGTTATAAGTCTAAGGTCAGTCATAGAAGGTACTGCACCGTCAACTGTCAAACCTTCAAAATTAGCAGCTCCACCAGCGTAAAATGGTTGTGCTACTGCAAGTAAAGTTTCTTTCGCTAACAAGTCTAAAGTCTCCATTACTACTAAAGAGTATTCTTTAGTGTAGTGAGCAATAACAGGGTCAACAACTGCAAAGTCAACTTTGTCAGTGAATTCCATATACCTACCATACTGATAAGCTCCAACTTCGTACTTCTCTACGGAGCCTTTATCAGATTTCGGAGGAATACCTTCCTCTAATGGAATGGTATGAGCCTGTAAAGGTGCCCATCTTCTAACCATTAGCTTATCTGCTTTTTCCTGAATCGGAGATTCATCAGCCATTCTGTAATACACATACTCGTCTGCGTCATATCTGATTGTGTCTAATAATTGTTTTGAATAAAATACTTCTGGGTTAACTACTCCTGGACCTGCTTTTTGTGCAAGTTCTATATGAGAGTTAATATCTGCTCTTGCGTTTAATGGCATAAGTTTCCACACTCCTTATCATTAATTTTATTTCATATTTTCTTTAAACCAATTCTCAAGTTCTGCGGCTGTTTTTATCTGTGAAGGAGTTGTTCCTCCACCTACGCCTGTAGCAGAACCTGGAGTGGTTGATTCTTTAGCTGCTTTTAAAGCCCTTTGTCTTTCGGCTTCAACAGCTTTTTGCACTTCCTTAGCAATAATATCTTCGAAGTGGAAGTCCCTATAAACTTTTACCAAATCAATTTGCTGGGCAAAAGGATTAATTCCATTCTGTGCTAGTTCATCAGCAAAGGCATCTAGACCTTTATCGTCTAAACCAAACTGATTTTTAACATTTTGAAAACCAATTAATGCTTGTTGCGTCAACGCAGCTTTCTGTCTTTCTTGAGATTCTGCTTCTAAGAGGTCCAATTTCTGTAATAGCTCAACTGGGATGTTTTGCTGTTTAGCTTGAGCTTGTAGTACTTTTTCTTGCACTAAGTTAAGAATTGCATCTGGGTCGTTAACGTCCTGAGCACCTAATAGATTGCCTAAAGATTTTAAAATCTTTTCATACTTTTGTGTCTTCACTCTCAGCTCTGCAAAAGCTCTGTGTGCTGGAGTGGGAGCAGGCTCAGGTGCTGGTTCTGGGTCTGTTGGAGCAGGGTCTCCTGGTTCTGGTTCTCCTGGTTCTGGTTCTCCTGGTTTAGGCTCTGAGGCCGTCGGAGCAGGGTCTCCTGGTTCTGGCTCTCCTGGTGCAGGCTCTGGGTCCGTTGGAGCAGGGTCCGCTGTTGGAGGGTCCATTCCTAATTCTTTAAATAAATCATTTAATTCCATCTACCGTGTTTGTCCCCTTTCTACACGCTGGCGAGACGTGTTAGGTTAGTAAGTTATACGCACATTTAAAAGGCTG